TCTAAGTGATGGAGATAATGAATATGCTATTTTAGGAATAAAAGAAATAGGAAGAAAGGATAAGATGCTTTTAACAATAGTTAAGAAAGATTTAAAAGATATATTTTCAAGCTAATGAATGTAGGTCTAACAATAGATAAAAAAGAACTTGCTGAAATAGCTAGAAATTTAGAGTCGTTAAATATGTCAGATTCTAAAAACAAAACTATTTTAAGACAAGCAATGAGAAAAGCAGCAAAGCCAATTCTAACAGAGTTAAAAGGTTTAGTTCCTAAAGATAGTGGACAATTAAGAAAGTCTTTAGCAGTTATAAATGGTAAAAACAGAAGAGGTGTTGCTCCAAGTGTTTATGTAGGACCAAGAGTAAAAGGAGCTTTTGCTGATAAAAATAAGACTGGTTTTTATTTTTACTTTTTAGAGTATGGTTTTAGAGGTGTTGCTGGATTAAGAATGTTAGACAAATCTGCAAGAAGTAAAGGATCACAAGCATTAAATGACGTAACTAATCAGCTTAAAAAATTGATTGAAAAACGATTTAAGAAATAATGGAAGTAGGTAAAGCAATATATAATATTTTAAGTAATGATTCAGATGTTGCTCCTTTAGTTACAACTGGAGGTATTACTAGAATATTCCCAGCTAGATTTAAGTTTAGTCAAAATGATCCTACTCTTCCTTTTATAGTTTACCAAGTTGTTAGCGATATTCCTAATATGACAAAAAACGGAGTATCTACTTATGACTATGTTACAGTACAGATTACTTTAGTACATTCTAAGTATAGCGATTTAATTACTTTGTCAGGTCATGTTAGAGATGCCTTAGACTATGTAAGTGGTACTTTTGCTGGAGTAGTAGTAGATAAGATATTTTTTGAAAATTCTGTTGAGTCTTTTGATGATACAAGTGGTACAAATGGAATTTATCAAATAGCTCAAGATTATAGATTTAATATAAATAGATAGATATGTATAAAATAAAATTAAAAAAAGATATTACTTTCAGAGGAGTTGATTATAAAAAAGGCGAATCATACGAAGTAGGCATAAAAGAGTATAGAGTTTTAAAGTCTTTAAAAGCTCTAGATAATAAAAAAGAAAGCAAAAAAGAAGATATTAATAAATAAAAAATTTTAAACAATGGCAATTTTTAACGGAACAGATTTAATTTTAAAAGTTCAAGCGGCTTCTGGTGCAGCTGATGAATTCAAATTAATGCATTCGCAAAATGTAAGTTTAACTTACAATGTTGATACTATCGACGTAACGAACAAAGATTCAGGAGGTAATAGAACATTATTAGGAGGTACTAAAAGTTATTCTTTAAGTGCTGATGGACTTATGGATTTTGTAAGTGCTGGATCAACAACAGACGTAGACGAGTTATTTACATCAGCAAGAAACAGAACAGCAGTAACATTTACTTTTGCTCTAGCTACTCCAGCTGGATATACTTACACTGGTAGTGGGTTTATTACTTCTCTAGAAATTTCTGGAGGTACTGAAGATGCTCCAACTTACTCGGTTTCAATCGAGGGATCAGGAGATATTACTCAGAATGCAGTATAATAATTTTTATCGTTGGATTGAGGTTGGAGTTTATCTCCTCCTCTCTTCAATGATAATTTAATAATAACGATAAATAACGATAAAAAATGTACGAAATAGTTTTAATAAACGGAAAGGATTATCCAGTAAGATTTGGAATGAATGCTTTAAGAATGTTCTGCAAAGATACAGATAGAGCTTTAAGTGATTTAGATAAGTTAGGAGAGTCAATGAGTTTAGATGATGCTTGTTTTTTGATTCTAAACGGAATTAAAGACGGATCAAGAGTAAGCGGACAAGAATGTTCTTTAACAGTTGAAAGTGTAGCAGATTTATTAGATGAAGATTTTGAAGCTTTAAATAAAGTATTAGAAGTATTTTCAACTCAATTTAGTGCTAAACTTGGAAACGAGGGAAACGTGAAAGCCGCAAAGAAGAAGAAAGCGGCAAAGAAATAGATTGGGACACATTAGAGTCTGTTGGTTATGGGCTTGGATTGTTACCAGATGAATTTTGGAATTTAACATTTCATGAATTCTTTTTAATTCAAAAAGGTCGTAATGACGTAATAGAATCAAAAGAAAAGAGGGAATGGGAAAGAGTAAGATGGTTAGCTTGTTTAATGTTGCAGCCGCATACAAAAAAAGGACAAAATTTAACTCCTCAAAAACTTGTAAAGTTTGAATGGGAGAAAGGAGAAGAGATTAAAGATGTTGAGAAACAAAAAAAACAAGCTCAATACATAGCTAAGAAATACGATTTAATAAATAAAAAAAATGGCTGAAAAGAATTTAAGCGTAAAATTATCTTTAAACGATAAACAATTTCAAAGTAGCTTAAAAAAATCTACTAGAAGTCTTAAAAGATTTGGAGCTAGTATGCAAAGAACTGGTCAAACTTTGACTAGAAATTTAACTTTGCCAATAGTAGGACTTGGAGCATTAGCAGTTAAATCGTTTGATGCTCAAGCAAAGGCAGTTGCTCAAGTAGAGGCTGGACTTAAATCAACTGGAGAAGCTGCTGGTTTTACTTCTGAACAGCTGCAAAAGATGGCAGCAGATTTACAAACTAAGACTATTTTCGGAGATGAAGAAATTTTAAAAGATGCAACTGCTCAACTTTTAACATTTACTAATATAGCTGGAGAGCAATTTGCTAGGACTCAAGTAGCTGCATTAAATTTATCAACTCGTTTAGATGGAGATTTAAAGTCGGCAAGTATTCAATTAGGAAAAGCTTTAAATGATCCAATAGCAAATTTATCTGCATTAAGTAGAAGTGGTATTCAATTTAGTGAAGAACAAAAGAAAGTAATAAAAGAATTAGCTAACACTAATAGACTTGCAGAAGCTCAAACTATTATTCTTAATGAATTAGAAAAGCAATATGGAGGAGCAGCAGAAGCAGCAGCACAAGCAGGATTAGGACCATTCCAACAATTAGGAAATCAATTATCGGATGTAAACGAACAATTTGGAGCTATTATAGTTGAGGGAATAGAGCCATTAAAAACAATGCTTAAATCTTTAGCCGATACTCTTTCAGGAACTTCAAAAGAAACAAAAGAATCTATTGTTAAATTCGGAGCTTTAACTGCTATAATAGGACCAATTTTAATAATTCTTGCTAAATTAGTTACTGCTTTTGCAACTTTAAGAAGCTTCTTTTTATTAAAACTTTTACCAGCTTTAAAATTTGTTTTTCTTGCTTTTAAAAATTTAACTCCAGCTGGAAGAATTATAAGTTTAGTTATAGCTGCTGCTAGTATTTTAATTAGTAACTGGGATAAGGTTGTAGGTGTTTATGATAGAGTCAAAAATAAAATTTTAGAATTAGTTGGAGCTAAAAAACAACTAGGGGATGCTGAAGATTCAAATGGATTAGATTTTACCAATCAAAATATAACTCCAGATACATCCATCATTGGAGATATGAGAAGTGGAAAAGCAGTCAATCCAGTTACTGGAAAGCCATTTTTTACTCCTAAAAAAACTCCTCCTTCTACTCCATCTCCAGTAAGACCAACAATAACTGGTAAATTTGGAGAGGGTTTTCAAAACTTAAACTTTCCAAAATTAGATCCAGCTCCAATTAAACTAATAACTCAAAATTTTGATGAGTTAAGAGGTAAGGTAGAACTTGCAAAAGTTGAAATGGTTGATTTAGGTGATGTCATTACACATACAGAAGTATTAGCTAGTAATATAAAAGGTGCTTTTATGAGTTTTGGACAAACAATGCAAGGAGTATTTTCACAAGCTTTACAGAGTTCTGACGGCTTTTTTAAAGCTTTTGTAGATGGTGCTAAACAAGCCTTTAATGCATTATTAGCTCAGTTAGCAGCTATGATAGCAATGAAAGCTATTTTAGGAGCTTTAGGTTTTGGAAGTTTAGATTTAGCCGCAGAAGCTGGAGCATCTGGTTTATTGTCAATGATAGGTCTAGCCGATGGAGGACTAGCAACTGGTCCAACTGTTGCAATGGTTGGAGAGGGAAGAGGAACAACAATGTCTAATCCAGAAGTAATAGCTCCATTAGACAAGCTTAAATCAATGATTGGAGAAAGTGGAGGAGGTAATGTTCAAGTATTCGGAACTATAAAAGGATCAGATATTTTATTAAGTAGTGATAGAGCTAAAAATAACA